GGAGCCGGACGCTCAGCCGGAGCCGGTTGCCAATCCGTTGCCGATCGACAATCGCAGCCCAGCCGAGATCCTTGCCGATCCCGGCCGCGCGCTGACCTATGGGGAAATCCTCGATCTCGAGGCGCGGGTGAGGAACGCCGCAGCTTGACAATCCGAGGCAAATCAGACAGCCCTTGAAGCCTCGGGAGGAGGCGCGCATCGTCCCTTGATGAGCGCGCCTCTTCTGTCCGCTACCCGGCGCTCCCGACCGGGCCCGACTAGGATGCCGCCGAATACGGCCGCCGACTGCAGGCGTTAAACGATAGGCGGGCCCGCCATTCTGCACGGTTCGATCCCGTGCGTCTGAGCCGCTACCCGGCCGAAACTGAACCAATCCCGTTCACTTTCGATGCCGGAGACATCCCATGGCTTTCGAGGCAGTTACGGCGGCCCATCGGCTCGCCTACAAGGAAAACGTCCAGCTCGCGGTGCAGCAGAAGCGCTCGCGGTTCGAGAACTACTTCACCTATCAGGGCAATCTCACGGGCCGCCAGATGCGCGTGCTCGAGCTGATCGGCACCACCGAAGCGCGCGTCGATGCCGAGCGCGGCGGCGACACGCCGCATATCGAAGCCCGCATCGAGGATGTCTGGCTGCGCCCGCGCCGGCTCGACTGGGGCCGCCTGATCGAGAAGGAAGACACGATCAAGGCCGCGATCGACTATTCCTCGGTTTCCGTCCAGGACGGCGCCGCGGCGATCGCGCGCGGTCGCGATCGCATCATGGCCGCCGCCTTCTTCGGCCCGCGCATCGTCGGGCAGGATGGCAGCCAGGCGCCGGAAGCCTTCAACAACCCGAACGGCAACGTGCCCGTCAACTATGTCAAGACGGGCTCCGCCACCAACTCGGGTCTCACCATTCCGAAGCTGATCCGCGGCCTCTCGATCCTGTCCGCCGGCGAAGTCGATCTCGAGATGGACCAGGCCTGCTGCGCCCTCACCAACATCCAGATGGAAGATCTCTACAACTCGCTGCAGTTCACCTCGAAGGATTACCGCGACGTAGCCGTCTTCGATGACAAGGAACGCACGGTGCTCTCCTTCATGGGCATCACGTTCGTGCGCTGGCAGGGCCTGCCGACGGTGACCGGCCAGCCGACCCAGCGCCGCATTCCGCTCTGGACCAAGAGCGGCATGCATTACGGGCCGTTCTCGGATCTCGAGACCCAGATCGAGCGTAACGCGAACAAGAACTATCGCCTGCACCCCTACATGGAAATCTGGTGCGGCGCGACGCGCTCGGAAGACGCCAAGGTCGTCGAGATCATCTGCTCCGAAGCCTGATCGGGCTTTCCGCCTGCCGCACCGGGCTTGCGCCCGGTGCCTTCCCTCTTCCTCATCCTTCAGGAGGCTTTCATGCCCGATATGTTCGGCCAGGGTTATCCGAACCCCAATACGGCCATCCTTGTTCCGCGTGCCATCTTCCGCAACCAGTCGTCGCGCTCGACGGTCGGCCTCTTTCAGCTGTCCAACGCGAACGTCATCGGCGACACGCTCTTCATCTCGAAAGTGCCGTCGAATGCGATCATCAAGCCGTCCTCCACCATCGTCCACGATGCGCTCGGCGCCTCGGTCACGCTCAATGTCGGCTTCAACGAGACGCCGGCCGGCGCCCGCACCGCGCTCGGCTCGGCTCTGGCCGTCGCCACCGCCGGCACCAAGGCCGGCATGGCCGCGGTCGTCACCGCGAACCTTCTGAACCGTGCGTGGCAGCTCGCCGGCCTCGCGGCCGATCCCGGCCGCGAGATCGATCTCGTCGCCACGATTGCCGGCGCGACCGTCACCGGCACGCCCCGCATCTACTTCTCGTTCGATTTCGTGGACGAGCGCTGACCATGACGCTGACCCGCGCGGCATCCGAGCTCGAAGCGGCGAACGGCGCCCTCGCCCATATCGGCGAGGGCCGCATCTCGTCGCTCGACGAGACCAGGCGCACGGCCGCGCGGGTCATCAAGACGCATTTCGGCAGCGTGCGCGACACGCTGCTCCGCCGGCATGACTGGAACTTCGCCAGGCGCTGGGCCACCCTCGCGCAGGATCCGGCCGCCCCGGCCGGCACCTTCGCCTTCATGTATCCGCTGCCGGCGGATTGCATCCGCGTCCGCATCGTCCAAGGGGCGAGCGAGGACGATTGGTGCGTGGAAAACGGCAGCACCGCCGCAGCGGATGGGGAGACGGGCCTCACGTCGATGCTCTCGACCGGGCTCGTCTCCCCGCGCATCGGCTACACGGCCATCATCGGCAATCCCGCGCTCTGGGATGCAACCTTCCTCGAGGCGTTCGAATTCGCGCTCGCGGCCAAGATCGCCCCGCAGCTCGGCCGCGACGATGCCCTCGCCGACAGCATGCGCGCCAATGCCGAGGCCGTCATCATGCGCGCGCGCAAGGCCGATGCGCGCGAACAGGCGCCAAGCCGCGTCCCGCGCGAGGTGAGCTATATCGGCATCCGGAGAGCCTGATGGTGAAGCAGCGGCTCGAGCGGGTTTCCGGTGCGCAAGGCGAGCTGAGCCCGCTGCTGCGCGCCCGCGTGAACGATCTCGCCAAGGCCGGCGCGGCCGATGCCCGGCTCGAGAACCTCACGCCCCTGCCGGAAGGCGCCCGCACGCGCACGCCCGGCACGCGCTTCATCGCGCCCTGGAAGGACGAGACGCGGCCGGCACGGCTGATGGATTTCGAGGTCTCGCTGGGCGACAGCTACATGCTCGCCTTCAATGGCGGCGTCATGCGCGTCTTCCGCAACCAGGCTCCCATTCTGATCCCGGCCGGCACGGCGCCTTACGAGCTGGCGCATCCCTTCCCCGACAACCAGCTCGACGCCCTGTTCAAGGCGCAGGTCAAGGGCACGATGTTCATCGCCGGCGGCGGTCGCCCGCGCGTGCTGGTGCGCAACCTGGACAACGACTGGTCGCTCACGGAATACGTGCCGACCGAGGCACCGGTCCGCCTGCAGAACACGGACAAGACCTGGACCATCCAGGCCTCTGCCGAGACCGGCACCGTCACGCTCACGGCCAGCAAGGCCACCTTCCTCGCCGGCCATGTCGGCAGCATCTGGCGGCTCGACGAAGCCGACCTCTCGACCGTGCCGAACTGGAAGGCCATCGAGAGCCCGATCGCGGTCGGCCAGCGTCGGCGCAACAAGGGCCGGATCTACGAGGTGGTGACGCTCAATGCCACCACGGGCGATACCGGCCCGAACCCGCCGGTGCATGACGATGGCGACGTGTTCTCCTCCGGCGGCAACGTGACCTGGCGGTTCATCTCGAATACCGGTGGCTATGTGCGGATCACGGCCGTCGCCTCGCCCACCTCGGCCACGGCAATCGTGCTCGACCGCCTGCCGCAGCGCGCCGTCACCGCGCCCAGCTATCGCTGGTTCGAGGCGGCCTGGAGCGACGTGCGCGGCTGGCCCGATGCCGTCTCCGTCAGCGATCAATCGCTCGTCTGGACGCGCAACAACGAATACTTCATCTCCCGGCCCACGGACCTCTATTCGTTCGACCTGCTCGACGAGGAAGACAGCGCCATCACGGCCGCGATCAACGCGCCGGACGGCAAGCTCACGGAGATCGTCTGGGTGCTGCCGATCGGCGTGCTGGTTCTCGGCGCGCGCTCCAATGAATGGCTGATCCGCGGCGCGCAGAATGCGTTCGAACGCCTTACCCCCACCAACCAGCGCGCCATTCCGCAAGGGTCGCGCGGCTCTTTCAAGCCGCATCAGCCGGTGATGGTCGATGGCGGCGCCGTCTTCATCGGGCGCGGCGGCCGCTCGCTGCATTTCGTGCGGTTCGACGGCGCAACCGAGCAGATCGAATTCCAGAACTTCACGACCTTTTCCCGCCAGATGCTGCGTGCCGGCGCGCGTCAACTCGCCTGGTGCCAGGACCCCAACCCGGTCCTGTGGGTGCGCATGGCCGATGGCACCCTGCGCGGCCTGACCCTGATGACCGAGCAGGATGTTGCCGGCTGGCACCGCCGCCCGATGATCAACGGCAAGGTGCTGCAGATCGCGGCCGTGCAATCGCTGGACGACACCTTCACCGAGCTGTGGCTCGGCGTCGAACGTGTCGTCAACGGCCAGACGCGCCGATACTGGGAAGTGCAGCAGCGCTATTTCGAGGCGATCGACGAGGATCAACCCACCGCCGCCGGCGCCTGGCTCGTGGATTGCGGCATTGCCACCGCAGCGGGCGCCGGCCCGTTCGCGAGCGTCAGCGGGCTCGACCACCTCGAGGGGCAGGCGGTCAACCTCTTCGCCGATGGCGTATTTCTCGGCCGTCGCAGCGTGAGCGGCGGCAGCGTCACCCTGCCGCGCCCCATGCGCAACATCGTGGCGGGCCTGCCGCTGGCCTGGCGGCTCGAGACCCTGCCTTTCGAGACGAACACCCCGAAAGGCTCCACCAAGGGGGTCGAGAAGGCGGCGAACAACGTGACGCTGCACCTGCACGAAACCGGGACCGGCCTCATCTCGGCCAATGGCGCGGAAGACGCGCTTGTCTTTCCGACCGCCGGCGTGTCGCCCGGGCAGCCCCTGCAGCTTTTCTCCGGCGTCCTCACCGTGACGATCGAGGTCGCCACCGAGAAGGAGGTCGCCATCGCGCTCGCGGGTGATGATCCCCTGCCTTTCACCCTGCTTTCCATCACGCCCGAAATCGACATCAAGGACCCCTGATGGACCCGCTGACCATCGCTTCAGCCGCCTTCAAGGGCGCCGGCGCCCTGATGAGCATCTTCGGCGCCGGTGCCCAGAACCGCGCGGCCCGGCGCGTGACGCGCCAGCAGCAAGCCACGCTTCGCGACAATGCGGATATAGCCATGATGCGCTCGACCTTCGAGCAGAACCGCATCGACGACCAGATCGACGCAACCACCGGCGCGCAGGTGAACTATTTCGCCGGCGGCAACCTCGACCCCGCCAGCGGCTCGCCGGCGGTGCTGCAGGCCATGACGACGGCGCAGGGCGAGACCGACAAGATGCTCGCCGCCGCGCGCGGCGCCCAGGAACGCGCCGACGCCTTCCAGCAGATTTCCGATCTCGAAAGCGGCCTCGGCGCGCAAAGTCGCGCGATGAGCTGGGGCATCGGCACCACCCTGCTCGGCACCGCCGGCGACCTTGCGCAGATGTTCCGCCCGAAAACGGGTGCC